GCAACGTCTGTGCGACAGCATTGATCGTCACACTCTGTGGATCGGTGAATGCCATGGAGGCAGTCCTCTTTCATGTAGATCCGGGGATTAGACCGGAACGTGGAAGTCCTGACTCGAAGAGCCAGCCTCTCACACCGACATATGTACCGGTGCTGAGGTTGCAACGTTGGATCGTCTATGTTTTAGACAAACCCAACGCCGCCATGACGGCGATCTGCTTTCCTGATAGGTTAGCAGTATTGACGCCGAAACCATAAGGCGTGCTCGGAACCCGTCTCAGGTAGTCTTTCGTTGAAGAACGAGAGACCCAAAACGGACTTTCCGAACCCAGTCGAGACTGGGCAACAGTACGGAGATGAGTTGAACCCATCTGGTACCCGTACTGGAGCACGAGGCCGTCCTTCCCAAGGTTAGAAATATTGGTCATAACATCACCAATATTCATCCCCCAGTCGGCGGCCCATGTCCAGGGTGAGATGTTCCAGAGTGTTTCTGGAGTCACTTTCCAACCTAACAAATGGTCGGACATTGACATCCAGGTCTGGAATTTTCCAAGCGTTGAGTCACGCACTGGGATGTGGTACCTAAAAGCACCACGGAACCAGTGACGATATTCTCTCGACTCGGATACCCACCCGCTACCTCCAAGGTTCGCCTGTGTAGGCGAACAGTTCACCGCACCATAGGTGATACGGCTTTCTTGCCCGGAGGTACCCTCGTATGCTACACGCGTTTTGATATCCGAACCTTTACGGTACGAATCCAATAACGCACCTGACTGTTTGACCGTGTTTGCAAACGATCGAACATCCCGGATCAATGGCTTCCAACCGAACTCAACATTCAGGTAATTGCTACCTGCGTTGCGTGCGATCTTGCTTCGTTCCATTAAGGAGCCGAAGCCGGAGACCATATGGGGCAATCCTTCGTTCCTCAACTCCCCTAGGGCAGTTGATAAATCGAACGACGGATTGGTCGGCGCACTTGCAGCGATGGCTTTTGTGCCCATCGTCATCAAGGCGCTGTCAGAAGGACTTGAATACGCAGACATTGGAGACTGCGTACTGGTCCGTAACTGACAGGTTACCAGCCCTCTGTACTTGCTGGCAGTGTAGTCGTGAAACACTGGACTGTCCTGATTCCTGATAAGGATAAAAGGACCGCCGTCATCCCCCTGAGTATCTAGGGGATAATGGTTGATGCTAGCAAAATCCACGGTGTTTGTATACCGTGCGCTATCATCAATCCAGGGAAACGATGTGACCGTCTTATACTGGAAGTTAACAGTAACTGACGAGTCGATCATACGAGATGGACCCTTTCTCATGGTAATGCAACGTGGGAATCACG